ACCAGCAATGCCTCGGCTAACTGGACAGTAAACTTTCGTGGGTCTAGCACGACATCTCTGAATACGCTGATGTCCACAAACGATGTGATCACAGTAGCATTTCTTGTCACTCAGGGCGCGACTCCGTATTACAACAACGCAGTTCAAGTTGATGGCTCCTCTGTCACGCCAAAGTATCAGGGCGGCACGGCATGGTCTGCTGGCAATGCATCCAGCATTGATGTGTACACCTACACTATCATTAAGACTGGCAGCGCAGCGTTCACAGTTCTTGCTTCTCAGACACAGTTTAAGTGAGGCTAACCAATGCCTACGATCTTTACGCGCGGCGCTGGTTCTGCTTTGGCGTATGGCTGGAGCCGAATAACTGCGTTTCTTGATCCTTATTTTAATTATGTGACCATGCTGCTTCCCGGCAATGGCACGAATGGCGCTCAGAACAACACGTTCCTTGATGGAAGCACCAACAACTTCACGATCACCCGTAACGGCAACACCACGCAGGGAACCTTTAGCCCATATGGGTCGAACTGGTCTATGAATACATCTGTCACTGGTAGCTATCTGACAATCCCTCAAAATACAGCATTTGCCTTTGGCACCGGCGACTTCACCATTGAAGCATGGGTTATGCGAAATGAAGGTTCACGCCAACAAGGTATTGTTGACACGCGCGGCGCAGGCAGCGGCGCTGTTGGAGTACTGTTTTATCTAACCGCGCAAGGATATCTGGCAGCGTTTGATGGCACCACCACCTACATTGGTGGCACCGTTGCTACAGTGATGCCGGGGTATCAGGCAAATGGGTTATGGACTCATGTAGCCATTACACGTAGCGGAACAACGACACGCTTGTTTATCAATGGCACCATCGTTGCCACCCTTGCTGGGGACACGCGCAATTACGCCAATGGTGCCAGCGGTACACTGATTGCAAGGCAGTTTGGCTCAACATCCAACGACTGGATTGGCTGGATTAGCAACGTCCGCATCGTAAAGGGTACGGCTCTTTACACGGCAAACTTCACGCCAAGCACCACGCCACTTACAGCGGTTAGTGGAACGTCTTTGCTGACCTGTCAAAGCAATCGCTTCGTAGATAACAGCGGCAACAACTTTACCATCACACCGACTGGCACGCCGAGTGTCCAACGTTTCAGCCCCTTTATCCCAACAGCTTCGTACAGCGCAGCGACGATTGGTGGCTCTGGGTACTTTGATGGGACAGGTGATTATCTTAGTATACCCGGAAGCACTGCTATTGTTTGTACGGGAGACTTTAGTGTTTCATGCTGGGTCTATCTTACTTCTTTGCCAACTTACCAAGCCTTATTTGGACAGTATTACACTGGAGGAAGTGCGCCAGATCAGTGGCTTCTTGAATTAACTTCAAGTGGCGGCGCAATATTGTATTGTGATGGACCCGGCTCTAACAGAATTTCTGTGGCGTCAGGAACTTTTACGACTGGTCAATGGCAATATGTAAACATTGTTCGTTCTGGTACAACAATAACAATATATGTTAATGGTGTATCAAAGGGCACGACAACAAAAACAGACACATGGGGTACTTCATCTTATGCGCTTTTGGTGGGTGCGTATTATTCGCCAGCGGCTGAGTTTGTGTATGGGTATATGTCGGACTTTAGGTTCATTAAGGGTACAGCGGTTACAGGAGTGCCAACATCGCCCCTGACCGCAGTAACTAACACATCCGTGTTGCTCAACATGACCAACGCAGGCATCATCGACAACGCGATGATGAACGACTTGGAGACGGTTGGTAACGCTCAGATCAGCACCGCACAAAGTAAGTTTGGTGGGTCGTCGATGTACTTTGACGGCACGGGTGATTATCTTCAATCTGTAAATAGCACTGCACTTCAATTTGGAACGTCAGACTTTACTATTGAATGTTGGGTGTATGTTTCGGCCTTTGCGACAGGCACGGCAGCTATTGTAAGCAAGCGAACTGGATCAGCGGTAGATGGTACATGGCAAATTGACTTTGCTGCGAATACAGGAAACTTGCGTTATCAGATTTTGAATGTCACTGGTGGCGTTATTACTGTTTCTATTGGAACAGTCACCCTAAACACATGGAACCATGTTGCTGTATCAAAGCAAAGTGGAACAACAAGAACATATCTTAATGGTGTTGCGGGAGGAACAACCGCGAATACAACAGCTATTAATGGATCAACATATCCTTTAGTTGTTGGCGCGGGAGATACAACTGGGGCCACAAATTATTTGAATGGCTACATTGATGATCTTCGCATCACCAGAGGTTATGCTCGCTACACCACAGCCTTCACACCGCCGACTGCGGCATTTCCGACATCGTAAGAGGAAAACATGGCACATTTTGCGCAACTAGATGAGAACAACATTGTTCTTCAGGTCATCGTCGTAAACAATGGCGTGATTAACAATGAAGAGTTCCCGACCAGTGAGGCGGCAGGCGTGACGTTCTGCCAATCGCTTCTTGGCGCTGATACTGTCTGGAAACAGACAAGCTACAATGCCAATTTCCGTAAGAACTATGCGGGGGTCGGTTATACCTACGATGCGGATTTGGATGCCTTTGTCCCGCCGCAGCCGTATCCGTCATGGACACTGAATACAGATACGGCACAGTGGGTCTGCCCAGTTTCCTATCCAGAAGATGGGAAGACCTATTCTTGGGATGAGGCGACTCAGTCATGGATTGAAGTGGTTTAAGTGGGGGCAATATGGACACCAAAGAAGTAAGCATTACGTTGACTGTGGCTGGATGGAATGCGGTTTTGGCAGCCCTTGGCAGCCGCCCGTATGCCGAGGTTGCAGCTATCATTGAAGCGATTAAAATGCAGGCCGCGCAACAACTTACCCCGCCAGCTTCGGCGGATATGGCTCCTGAAGAGGCATGACATGGACGGGCAGACCCTCATCAACGCAACTTTTGGCATCATTCTCGCCGGGGGTGGGTGGTTTGCCCGTGAACTTTGGGGTGCGGTCAAAGAGCTGCGGAATGACATCCATAAGCTGGAGGTTGATCTGCCTAGCAATTACATCCGCCGGGATGAGTTCCAAGAAGGGGTTAAGGAACTGAAAGACATCTGCCGTCAGATTTTTGATAAGGTGGACAGCCTAGAAAAGCGTAAGGCTGACAAGAATGGACTATGACAACATCACCAAACCTATAGCTGTCGTGACAGCCGTAATGAGTGCGGTTGGCGGTGGCTATGCGTTGGTTGATAAGTTTGGGTTGCTAAAGAAAGACATCCTGAAGTGGGATGCGGAACATTTTCAAATATCAAATGGCCCAGCGCATGAGCCGTTTCGGGTCATCGTGGCGCGGCAAAAAATTAGAGACGACTGCGCGGTTGAAGACTTCACCTTAGAAGTCAGAGATGCCAACTACATCGTCCATCGTGCAACGCCGTCTGTGGTCAAATTTTCCGGGCCAGCCAGCCACAACGTGGACAAGCTTGGCTACACAATGGCAATTGAAGCGCCGGAGACGGTTGCTGCCGGGGAGGCTAAACTTTTGGCTCGGATCGTTTATAAATGCCCGGAGGGAAGTGCTATCATTTCCTATCCAGACCATAAAAATCTGACGTTTACCGTAACACCTAAATGAGGGGGAGTAAGGCAATGCTGTATGGACCCCGTAACCATAAGCCTTGTATTTGGCGCGGCTAAGACCGCCTACGAGGCTATTAAGACAGGCATCAAGATTGGCAAAGAAATCCAAGGCATGGCGGGTGACATCGCCAAGCTATACGGCTCTGTTGCCAAACTTACGCAGATGTCGTCTGAAAAACCTAAGCCTAAGCTGTTTGCCAAGGTTTCGGCGGAAGAGATGGCGATGGACATCGTCGTCAAACGCAAACAAGCCGAGGAGTGGTTCAACCAAGTCAAGAACGAGTTCGTGGCTGCATATGGTATAGCAGGATGGCAGGAGGTCGAACGTGAGCTTGTTCGCATTCAAAAAGAGCAAAAAGCTGCGCGTCTGAAAGCCCAGAAAGAAGCTGAAGAGTTTCAGCGGGAAGTGACGATTGTATGTTTAATCGCTGGGATTGTGATATGTTTAATTGTCGGTATCTTCCTCGTCATCTTGACGCTGTAGGGGGTGGAACATGGACCTTCTAAAGACATTCGGCCCGCTTTTGGGTCAGGTAGCTCCCACCATTGCCACGGCGCTTGGTGGCCCTCTGGCGGGGATGGCTGTTAAGACCCTTTCAAATGTGCTTCTGGGCCATGAAGGCGGCACAGAAGACGATGTGAAGGCGGCACTAGAAAATGCCTCCCCAGAGACATTGGCTCAGCTCAAGCAAATTGATGCTGATTTCAAAGTCCGCATGAAAGAGCTGGACATTGACTTGGAGCGTATTGCTGCCGGGGACCGGGACAGCGCCCGTAAAATGCAGACAGCGACCCAAGACTGGGTGCCGCGCATGCTGGCGCTGCTAATTACCGTCGGGTTCTTTGGCATTCTGGTGTGGATGCTGATGAGGGGGATGCCCCAGACGGGCACTGAAGCCCTTTTGATGATGCTTGGCGCGCTCGGCACCGCATGGACGGGCGTGATCAATTTTTACTATGGGTCAAGTGCTGGTTCTAAAGAGAAAAACAGCCTGATTGCTAAGGAAAAATGAAATGGCTAAAGAAAACTGGGACAAGTGCTTTGAGATGGTCCTTAAGCACGAAGGCGGCTACGTCAACCACCCCAAAGACCCCGGTGGCCGCACCAATTTGGGGGTCACTCAGAGGGCGTGGGAAGAGTATGTGGGGCGCTCAGTTGACGAGGCTGAAATGCGAGCCCTTACCCCTGAAATCGTTAAGCCGTTCTACAAATCCCGTTATTGGGATCGCATTAAGGGCGACGATCTGCCTTCTGGCGTGGACTATGCTGCTTATGATCTTGCTGTGAACAGCGGCGTTGGTCGAGCCGCCAAGTATCTTCAGTCAATCGCTGGCGTTCCGTCTGACGGTGTCATTGGTCCGAAATCGCTGGCGGCTATTAAGGACTGCCCGGCAGGTGAAATGGTCGACGCAATGTGCGACATGCGCCTTGAGTTTCTGAAGAAGCTCCCGACTTGGGACACTTTTGGGAAAGGCTGGGGTCGCCGGGTTGCTGAGGTCGAGGAAAAGGCCACCGCAATGGCAAAAGATGACTGAAGATGGTAGAACAGTGAAATCGCGGGGTTTCACATGACGACAGGTCTCACATACTCACAATATGTCACTCAGATCGCCACACTAGCGGTCGTGGAGGAGACCGACCCTGCCTATGTGACCATCCTCCCGCAGATGATCACATACGCCGAGAACCGCATGTATCGCGATCTCGACTTCCTGTTTACTTCGGTCTCAAACACCAGCTATGCCTGCACGGTCGGCACCCGCCAGATCGCAGTGCCAGCTGGCACCTTTGTCGTCCCTGAGCAGATCAACGTCATCACTCCCGCTGGCACAACAAACCCAGACAACGGCACGCGCGTCCCGCTGCTGCCGACGACTAAGGAATTTTTGGACGCCGTCTATGGGTCTGGCCTGTCTGCCAATCGTGGACTGCCAAAGTATTTTGCGCCGTTTGACGACTACACCTTCCTGCTTGGGCCATATCCCGACGCCGCCTATCAGGTTGAGGTTGTCGGTACCATCCGACCGGACAGCCTGTCTGTGTCTAACCCCACGACATTCATTAGCCTGTACCTGCCCGACCTCTTCATCATGGCCAGCATGATTTATATCAGCGCCTATCAACGCAACTTTGGCCGTGCGAATGATGACCCGCAAATGGCCATCACTTACGAGAGCCAATATCAGGCCCTTCTGAAGTCTGCGATGATGGAGGAAAACCGCAAGAAGTTCGAGGCTGCCGCGTGGTCGTCGCAGTCACCGTCTACCGCCGCCACGCCGACGAGGTAAGACATGCCGCATCAGGCACTCAAACTCATCGCTGGCGTCGATCAAAACAAGACGCCCGCCCTCAATGAGGCGGCGATCTCATACTCCAACCTTGTCCGCTTTGTGCCTGACCGAAACAATCTTGGTCTTGTTCAGAAGCTTGGGGGTTGGACGCAGTTTTATAATGGCGGTGTTGGTTCTGTTGTGCGTTGCCTGCTCGCGTGGGAAGACATCAATGCCAATGCGTGGCTTGGCGTCGGCGCTGAGGCGTCTCTCGATGTCATTACCGAGGGCGGCCTGAAAGACATTACGCCGCAAACGACAACTGCGAATGTGGCGGTCTCTTTTTCGACGACGACGGGCAGTGACATCGTCACTGTTGATGCGACTGGCAGCGCGCTTGATAGCTATGATGTCGTTGACATCAAAACGCAGGTCAGCGTTGGCGGCCTCATTTTGTTTGGCTCCTATCAAGTCATCCCGGTCAGCACCAATCAGTTTCAAATCCAAGCGAAAGACGTGCTCGGCGCGCCAGCCTATGCGACTGCAACAGTCACTGGTGGCGGATTGGTGCCTGAGTTCGACACTGCTACCGGGTCTGCGCTTGTTGATGTGACGCTTGCAGATCACGGCCTTTCTGTCGGCAGCACTTTCACCGTTCTCGTCCCGACGACTGTCGGCGGCATCACGCTTGATGGCAATTACATCGTCACAGATGTCTCGTCTTCGAGCGTATTTATCATCACGGCCAATAACTCCGCCACATCAACCGCCAATGCTTTTGAAAATGGCGGCAATGCGCGCTTTGTTTATTACAACGGCATTGGGCCACTCGACGCTAATTCTGGGTATGGCGTCGGCGGCTATGGCACTGGCGGTTATGGCTCAGGCATCCCACCGACATCAGGCACAGGAACGCCCATCACTGCGATTGATTGGACGCTCGACAACTGGGGCGAGACACTTCTCGCCAATCCTCTGAATGGCCCGATCTACGAATGGTCGCCGACCACAAACAATCCGGTCGGTACAATCATCGCCAATGCGCCAATTGCGAATGAGGGCATGTTTGTCGCGATGCCTCAGCGTCAGGTGATCGCGTGGGGCTCTACATTTACGGGCGTTATTGATCCGCTGCTAATCCGCTGGTGCGACGTTAACGACTACACAAACTGGATCGCCGAGATCACTAATCAGGCCGGGTCGTATCGCATCCCGAAGGGCTCGCGCATTGTTCAATGTATTCAAGGCCCGCAGCAGGGCCTGATCTGGACTGACCTCGGCGTGTGGGCCATGCAGTATGTCGGGCAGCCCTATGTCTACCAGTTCAACGAAGTCGGCACGGGCTGCGGCCTTATTGGCCGCAAGGCGGCTGGCTCTATGGGCGGCGTCGTTTATTGGATGGGCCAGAGCCAGTTCTTTAAGTTTGCTGGCTCCGGCGTCGAAAGCATCCCGTGCCCGATCTGGGACGTGATCTTTCAAGACCTAGACACGTCAAACCTGAACAAGATCCGCATCGCGCCCAACTCGCGCTTCAATGAGATCTCTTGGTTTTACCCCACGCTCGGCAATGGCGGCGAGATCAATGCGTATGTGAAGTACAACATCTCGCTGAACCAGTGGGACTATGGCACTCTGTCTCGCACCGCGTGGATCAATGAAAGCGTTCTTGGTCCGCCGATTGGCGCTGGCGTTTTGCCCGGCGGAACTGACAACTTTATCGTTCAACATGAGACGTCTCCAGACGCCGTCAATGCGTCGAATGAACCGATCCCGATTGAGGCTAGCTTTCAGACGGGCTACTTCGCGCTGACTGAGGCAGACGTTAAGATGTTCATTGATCAGGTCTGGCCTGATATGAAGTGGGGTTATTTTGGTGGCGCGCAGAACGCGACCGTCAAACTAACCTTCTACGCGACTGATTATCCCGGCAGCACGCCTTACGCTTACGGACCCTACACTCTCGTGCAGGGCACCCAATTCATTACGCCCCGGTTCCGTGGCCGCCTTGTTTCGATCAAGATCGAAAGCAATGACCTTGGCTCGTTCTGGCGTATCGGCAACATGCGCTATCGCATTCAGCAGGATGGGAAATACTAATGCCTGCAAGTCTCGACGACATTCTCACTACGCAGAAAAATGGCGTCGTTGCCATCAACGGCCTCAATCAAAGTCTGCTTGGAATTTACACTTACATAAAGGGGAAGCCGCTGGCCTCTGGCGCGGCGGGCACTGGTAGCTATTCAACTCTTTATACAGTTCCCGCAGGAGCTCAGATGGCGATTGTAGATATTGAAATTTGCAACACGTCAGCGACGCCTGCAACTTTCTACATCTCTCTCTGTGCGTCAGGTGAAACCGCCGGGGCAAGCAATGCTGTATTTTACAACGCTCCAATTAATGGAAACACAACCGTGCAGTGGACCGGACAGCAGGTACTGCTGGCTGGCGGCTTTGTGGCCGCTTACGCATCAGCGTCAACAGTCTCATTCAAAGTTGGCGGAGGACCCGGCTGATGACTATCACCGTTTATCCTCCCTACGGATCAACAGTAAATAATGCATTCTATGCGCAGTTTGGCGGGTCAACTGTCGATGCGTTTGGTCGTCTGCGCGTAACTTCGCCTTATACCTTGTTTGACAGTCAGAGCCGTTTTGCTGTTGATAATCAATACAGCTATGTCACCGCGACGGGTGGAACAACAACCTACAATACAAACAAATCATCTGTTGATCTGGCTGTCACAACATCATCAGGATCAACGGTTCTTGCACAGACATTTCGTGTCTTCCCATACCAGCCGGGTAAGGGTCTTCTGACGCTTCAGACGTTTACCATGGCTACGGCTAAAACAAATCTGACGCAGCGCGTTGGGTATTACAGCGCCTACAACGGTGTGTATTTGGAACAGGGGCCAAACGGGGTCACGTTTGTCATTCGCACCTATACGGGCGGTTCTGTCGATAACACTCGTTATGTGGCACAAGCCAACTGGAACGGCGACAAACTAAATGGCACAGGTCCGTCAGGTGTGACGCTTGATCTGACAAAGACGCAAATCCTTTGGTTTGACTTTGAATGGCTGGGGGTTGGAAACGTCCGCTGTGGCTTTGTCATCAACGGCCAGTTTGTTGTTTGCCACACGTTCCAGAATGCCAACATTGGCACTTCTGTGTATATGCAAACAGCTATTCTGCCGCTGCGGTTTGAAATTACCAACACAGGAGCAACGGCATCGGCATCCACACTTCAAATGATCTGCTCTTCCGTACAGTCTGAAGGCGGATACGAGCAAACATCGCAGATATTTACGGCTCGTCGCACTGATGATGGGAAGTCGATTGCCAACAATACAAATCTCACATTTACGCCTTTGGTTTCAATCAGAGTAAATTCAAGTTACTACGGAGCCATCGTAATCCCGCAGGGAATTTTGTTTCATCCGACTGCCAGTGGATCGACGGGCTATGAAATTGTGCTGGCTCGGAATGCAACTTTGACCGGAGCAACGTGGGCTGGCGCAGCTCTTTCTTCTGGTCAGGTAGATGTCGATCTTGCCGCAACAGCCATGACGACTACAGTGAATGAAATCATTCAAACATCATTTTCTGCTCAAAGTTCCCAGTCAACAGACACTGCTATTGTGCCAACGGGATATAACTTCGACATCCAAATAGGATATACAGCGTCACTCAGCGGCAACGGATTTGGCACTAGTGACACTTATACCTTGGGTGTTCGTGGTTTGAACAACAGCCCGACAGGCTCTGGAACGGGGTCTATTTCCTTCTACAATCTGACGGTGTGACCATGCCCTTAAAAAAAGGCTCATCCCAAAAGACCGTTAGCTCCAACATCAGTGAGCTGATGCACTCTGGTCGTCCTCAGAAGCAGGCAGTAGCTATCGCACTGAGCACGGCCCGCAAGACAAAGGCCGAGGGCGGCCCTATGCCGAAGCCAATGCAGCCGCAGCAGCCCGTCTCAAAACTTCACCTTGGCCCGATCCATAGTCCGGTGGCTGGCCGCACCGACCACCTGCCCATGCATGTGCCGTCGGGCGCGTATGTGCTCCCCGCAGACATCGTCTCGTCACTCGGCGAGGGCAACACGATGGCAGGCTTCCGCGCCGTAAAATTGATGTTCAAAGACGCGCCGCAGGGCGGCTATGCCGAAGGCGGAAATGTGGGAAACCCGGTGCCGATTGTGGCGGCGGGCGGTGAGTATGTTCTATCACCTGACGAAGTGATGTGGGCTGGCGGCGGCAATCTCGACGTCGGCCACAAGGCGCTCGACGAGTGGGTCAAGGCGACCCGCAAGGAGCTGATCCAGACGCTCAAAGAGCTTCCGGGTCCGAAGAAAGACTGAGGGGTCTTCGATGGAGCAGCAAGAGCTGAAGGTTTGGGTAGGCAAGCCGGAGGATGTGGACGACATCATGGAGCTTGCCATGCAGGCCTGTGATGAGAATGGATTTGTTGAGCCTAACCCGTTGCGCCTCCTTGGGGAGATCTGGGCGGGCCTCAATCGCGATCACGGCATCGTCGGCATCATTGGCGTGCCGGGGCAGAAGCCGCAGGGCGCTATCCTTTTGAGGATTACCAACATCTGGTATAGTGACCATCAAATCCTTGAGGAGCGTGCTGTATTCATCCACCCTGA